GTTTAATTCTACTAATTTAAACCTTTCAAGTAAACTTTGAAACTCTGGAGATGTAAACTTTATATATGGTAATATTATATCTTTAAATTTAATACTACTTCTATAAGTTCTCATTTTTTTAAGTTCACGTTTATCTATGTTTAGTTTATCAGCCATGTAATAAGCAAATAATTCTTTACTTATACGTGGTTCTGAAGCACTATAAAGATTAATACCATATGTATTAGTTAACTCTTTTCTTAATTTAACTAACTCAGTAGATCTACTAAAGATTTCCTTTGTTGAGCGTACATCATTAACGTTATATTCTACTACGGTATTTATTTCTTCTAAGGTTGTAATGGGTACATCATGTTCTATAGGCATTTCAAGAATATTATCCCAATCCATGCTATACTGTATCCACTTTAAACTAGAACGCTTGGCCGGGTTATCCCAGTGGTGCATTTTAAATATGTCAATTTGACCAATTTGCATTTTCCACTCAGGATAATCATGAAATTCATTCTTATTAGACCCTATAATGCACTTTTGAGCGTATTTATAGATAAAATTAGCTATTTCACAACCTGTTAGATTAATCCATGACTGATGATTATCTATAATATAATGAGTTACTTGTGCATCAAATGCAAGGCCATTATAAGAAATGTGCCATTGTTTTTGTTGTATGTTCTCCTCTAAAAATTCAATAAACTCTTTAAAATTATTTTTCAGATCATGAACAACAAAGATTTTAGTTTCTTTAGTCTTATAGTGTTCAAATGTTGCTGTAAAACAATTGACAAGAGTTTCATAATCCATTACCCAATGTTTCATGTCTCTTCTTTTTTTATGTTATCAAGACTAATTTGTCTTGCTTCTAGGATTAAATCCATTATACAATCATATATAACCTCTACTGCTTCAGATTGAGAACCATTAAATCTTTTTTCTAGTTCTGTTTCATATTCAACAACACTATGCTTTACGGCTTCTATCTTTTCTCTTTCTGTAGAAAAATGTATATATTGTACATTATGTGATACTTCAGCCATACATTTAGTAAGGGCCAGTAACATATTTATATCTATTATTTCTGCGTCTGTAAATTCTTCCATATTAATTATTAAAGATAAAAAAAGCCCAAATTAATGGGCTTTTTAAATAGTTGTGTGTTAATGAAAAGCTTTTACGGCTGCATTATAATCTTAGAAGTTTTTGTTTCTTCAAGTTTAACTTCTAGATATTGTTTATAATCAAATGAGCTAGCATTTATTGCAAATAATTGAATAAATGTTTCAATGTCCGCTTTGTCAGAAATATAAAATTCTGAAAAAGTTTCCATTTGAACTCTTTGTTCTTTAACTGTTTTACCAGTTTGTTGATTAGGTGTTTTTAACCTCATTGGTTGACCATCATCATCTAATTTTGGAATCATGTGGAAAGAATTCTTTACCACTTTGCTAATAACAGCAAGTATTCCTGAAGCAGGATCAAACATTGCTTCAACGTATGGTGAGTCATTACTCACAGGTAATAAGCTAAAAGATTTAGCATTTCTAAATGCTGAACTAATCAGCATCATGTTTTGTCCTAATGTGTTTGCCATTGGTTTTATAATTTGTTCAAAGATATAGAATTATTTTTAAAAAATTCTAACTCTTCAGGTATTTTTAATAAAATTGTTTCTTTTTTCTTATCTGGTATGGAGCATAATTCCCAAACGTTTTTTATAAGTTCTGAATCCACACCCAAAGCATCAGCATAATCATTATGATAAGCTTCAGGGTTTAAAAAACTTTTAACGTATTCAGAGATATTACCTTTATTACCAAAAAAGTTTAAAATTATTGTTTTTGTTTTTATACTAAACTTTGAATATTTACCGTCAACAAAACATAAAAAATCATGTTTAAACTCAGAAAAATCAAATATATAAACATGTGTGTCATCACCCATATAAATATAAGATTCTAATAAAGGATGATTTCTTAAGTGTTTTTCACTAAACATGTTAAATTTTAAGTTCTTTTCATCAGCTGAGTATAAACACAAAAATTTAAAGTCTGATTGAGCATAGAGATTGTCCCAGGCAATATAAGTTTGCTCCGGGACAAAGTCTATACCTTTTTTTAACCTTAAAAGAGGATACAAAAAAACTTTGCTTTTTTGAAAATATTGTGAATATACACCCTTCATACTACAAGGTAACTTTTTCTACCAAGAATTCATAAGGTAATGAGTAATTTTTGTTAGTATAATGGTATTCAGCTATTTTTAATACATCTGATAATGCATTTGTCCACATGTTTAATGAATCTGTAGATACATCAAACACATATACTTGTTTATAGTTATCTATTACAACAAATTTGTAAATAATTTCATACTCTTGTTGTTTTTCATCAAGATTTTCAAAAACTAATTTACAATATATAGCTGCTTGCAACCAATATTTATAAAAATCAACAGTTTCTCTAAACTCAGATATACCTTTACTAGTTGTTTTAAGGTCACAAATTGTTACCAGTTGTTTTTCTTCATCAACTTTGTAAAAATCTATAATACCTTTTAAACCAAAAGGTTTATCTTTTAAACCGCAATCTAAAGGTTTTTCTGCATATACAGATAAAGGATCTAAAGCAAAATCAGTTTGTTTACCATCAAACAAAGACATTACATCTTCATTTGCTTTAATAACTTCAACGTATTCAGCACATTTATCATATGTAGCTTGATCAATAATATCAAAAGCAGAATTGTTTAAGAAATTCCAATACTCTTTAGCATCATCTGTTTGAACTTTTTCAAGTCTAGCAGAATCTAATTTTAAAGCTTGAAATAAATTTTCTTCTTTTAATGCTTCTAATATTAAATTAGTCCACTCAGGTGCATCAGACATAAAGTCTGTCCAAATGTTATTTACTGTACAAATTTCTTTAAACTTACGTAAAACTTTAATAATACCATCAGATGGTGTTTTACCTGGAACCAAATTAAACTTTTTTGAAAAGTTTTCTGGTTCAAACAATAAACAGTGTACTACAGAACCTTCAATTAAATACTTTTCAGTTTTAATTTCTCTGTCTCCTAAAATATAGTCCTTATAAAATAAGGATGGTGAAAATAATAACTTGTTTAGTGATGAATAACTAAACTTGAATTCTTTAGCATAAAATTGCTCTTCTTTTTCTATGTTTCTTGTCATGTTTTTTTGATTTAAAATAAGGAGAGGAAACTCCCAAAAGAGGGAGTCTCCCACAATTATGGCTAATTCTCCTTAAATTATTAAAAATGTATTATCTACTATAGTAGTTTTTAATTTGTTTTTATATTCTGGATTTAACTTTATAGAATCTAATTCTATAGTAAATACTTTATCACCTTCATGATTTAATCCCATTGCTGTTTTAATAACATTATGAAATGCATATCTAGCAGTTTCCTTAAACGCAAATTCAGTTAACTTATCTTCTTCTATAAGTTTAAGTAAATAATTGTTATAAGTACTACCTGTTTGATTGTTACCCCATGGTGTAAACTCACTTAATCTTTTTCTAAGTGTTTTAACATTTACATTATTCCAGTTACTAGCATCCTTTAATCTTTCATATAAGAAATAATAAATTAAAGATACATAATCAAAAGAAGATTCAAGATTACAATTAGCTATCATTTCTAAAGCTAAAGTAACATTTTCTTTGTCACCACTTTTAATCATTTTTTGCATTGTTCTGTACTCTTCTCCGGTAATAATAACAGAATCTTCATTACATAATGAAACAATATGACTATCTTTAATTAAATTAGTTGCATTTAATATTTCCAAGTATTCAGATATATTTTTTAAATCAACAAAACAATAAGCAGTTACTTTGCTATAATCAAATATATCATTAAACATTATATAATCAGAATGTTTATTATGTATATAGTATTTATTACTTAATGTAATCATATCATCTTGAGGTAAACCAACAAAACAATCAATTATATCTTGTTTATAACCTTTATCTATAAGGTTTTTAATTAACACACTTACAGTAATACACTTACCCCAAATAAACTCACACAAATTAGTCATATGAATATATGATATAATTCTATAATCAGCCTTATCTTTATCTCTAAGTATTTTTACATTATGCTTTTCTTTTAATACATCAACCTTCATTCTAGGTAACGTTAAATTAGGATACCTATAAAAACTTTTATCTTTTATTTCTTGAGATGTAGGTGTATTTAACGTTAAATCAAAACTTAATTTTTCATTGTATTTTTTATCACTAATATAAAGTCCTTTATTTTGAATTGTAATGTCTGAACTTTTCATACATGAAGACATATCTTCATGAAATTGTATTACGTATATATTTTTCATTATAAATATTTTAAATATTCAGGTTTAACAGATACTTTAAATGTATACAAGTCTCTATTGCTAATGTGTATATTTTTTCTAACAATAGGTTCAAAATATTTAAAGCTTATTTTGTTTAGCGCATTGTTTTCTTCTAACCAAAGAATCATATCTTGAGCACTTTTTCTAGCATATTTGTTAAAATTACTTTGTTGAATCCAATATTGAACATCTTTATCTCTATTAAATTTGTTCATTTTGTATTCTGAATCTTGAGCAAATTGCCAAATTAAATGATGATTTTTATTATAATCTATAGTAGGAATAATTTTAGCAGCCATTAAAGTATTATCATTATCATAAGAATTCAATAATGTTATTAAATAACTTAAAAGATCTTCATCTAGTTCAACTTTATTAGCTGAAGCATGTAATATAGTTTCAGTATCAACAACTGAAGCTAATCCCATTTCAACTCTATAAGCTAAATTTAATGCCATTCCTGTAATTAACCACTCATCATATAAACTTTGAGCAATATCTAAAGAATAATAGCGTACTCTATCAGTAACTTTTGATGTAAGAATTACTTCATTTGAATAATTATCTATCAATGGAAATGAACCTGATGTATCAGATACTGTTTCCATATTCCATAGTTTAGCCATTAAAAGAGTAGGTTGTATGTCACTACCATTTTCAATTCTTTGGCTAATATCATCATGACCAATTATTAAATCAGCTAATTCATAATCATTTGTAACTGTAATTTTATGCTCTTTCAATGCAGATTTAATTCTGTCTTGAGATACACTACATCTAGGTAGTATAAAAGCTTTTTTTTTGTTTATAAAAGTTTGATCCGTTTCTGTTGAATCAGTAATCAAACCGTGTATTTTATTATATGTTGTTTCATCTTGAGTAACCAAAACATTTTCAACACTACTGGCAGTTAGCACTCCAAATACTGGAGTACTAACCATGCCAAAGTGCTTTAATGCATCAGTATCAAAATCTTGATAAACTGATTTATTTGCCATTTTATTTCATTGTCATTTTGATAATATCAGGGTTCATCATCATTTTATTAAACTTCTGTTTGTTACCGCTAAAGATTGAACGTACAACTAAATACTTAAGATCATTAGTAAAATAATCTTTTGTACAAAGAGCTATCAATCTATCAGTAATTTTTTGGTTTATTGTATTGTCTTTACTATAAACAACAGCATAGTTTGCTAAACGAGTTGCTAAAGTTGAAGCAATGTCTGCACGGTATGTGTCATCTTTACCAATACAACCTCTTAATTCTCCTAAGATATATGATTCATTATCATGAGTCAACAAATCTTTTGGTGTTACCAGTTTGTCCAGTTTATTGTTAATGAAAGTAGTAAACATAGATGCAAACGCATCTCCTACAGAACCTTCACCAATCATTTGGATCATACTTAAGTTTTCTTCAAAGCTTTCAAAACTTGATATTGCATTAAAGAATGTAGTAATAGATCTTGAGTTAGTTTCTTGCGTTACTAATTCAGGGTGTAACAATAAGAAGTTAATACATCTTGTGTCAATACCAGCTTCTTCAGCCCATCTACCCCATACATTTACATCAAACTTTAAGTTAGCAGTAATATATCTGGTTTTTTGTGCACTATCTACACTATTTACCATATAATCACCATTATCAGGGTTTGCTGTTAACATAATATGCCAATCTTTAGGTAAAGACCATGAAACATATGTTTGACGGTCAATTAACTCCATACATGCTTGAATAAATCTTACATCAGCTCTATTCCAGTCATCTAATAATAAGATACCACCTTCTTTTACGTCAGCAATCCACTCAGGAGCAGCATAAGACATTCTGTTTTTACCAGTCATCTTGTAACCATTTTTTAAATATGAATCAACAGCTAATTCATCAACCCATTGACCAACTTTTTTAGTAACTGTTCCACCCATAGCAGCTAAATCATTAGATGCAGCAGCTCTTTGTGCTCCAGTATAGTTTAAATCATCTACTTTCTTAACAGTTGTTTCTTTGTACATCTGAAATTGACGGACAGGGAAACCTACTAAGTCACCTAACTCTTCTATTTGAGCTAAGTTTAACTTAACAAAGTTTAAATTATTTTCCTTTGCTAGTTCTACAATTGTAGATGTTTTACCAATACCTGATTCACCTACTACTTCTATTGCTACTGGTGGTTTACCTTGTGATTGAAGGTATCTGTTGTTTTTGATTACGTGATTAACGAATCCTTTTAAATCATCAATGTTTAAATTTACTTGTGCCATAATTGTTTAATTTATTTTAGTTTAACTTTATTACTTTTCCTGGTAATGCATCATTCATTTGAGATCTGCTGCTAAGAACCCATAAGGTATTAGCCGGACAGTTATCTGGATTGTATGCTTCACCATCTGTTAAATATATAAGGGCAGTGTAACGCCCATATTCATTGTAATGATCAATAACAGGTTGGAATGATGTCCCACCTCTACCTTTTATATTCCAATCTTTTTTAGGATTGAATTCTTCTACTGTTCTTAAACTAGTATCACATTGTGCAACAGTAATTTTATGACCTGTTTTATGCATATGATGCAATTCATGCATAAATTCAACTAATTCATCACTGGATACAGATCCTGATGTATCTACACCAACCAATATGTGGTTTTTAAATTTAATTTTAAGACCAGGGTTAGCAACATAACGTTTGTTATATTTTCTTCTAAGCTTCTTGGTATAGGAAACAGTAGAGTTTCCAACAAACCTTCTTAAATACCCTTTCCAATCAAATTTAGCAGGCTCTATATGACGTAATTTTGAAATCAATTCAGCAAATTCACCAGGTATATTACCTTGTTTTTTTTCTGTTTGTTCCGCAACTTCTTTAAGCTGATGTTCAACTTGTTTTTCAATAAGTTTTTTTTCAGCTTCTGTAAGTTCATCAAACTCAGCCCATGTTGGATGTGAATCATACGGACTATCCCCAGTTTCATCATTTAACATTGAATCTAATGACGGAGAAGTTCCATCATCTTTAGCTTGAGACAATAAATCATAATATGTTTTAGTCCCTGCTCTAGGTGGTAATGTTAACTCAGGAAATGAATCCATTGTTATACCACCATCTGGAAGATATTTTACATCTATATACTGATTTATTTCTAAATCTGCTGCAATATTAAATAACTTGTGATCTGAATACATGTCCCGCATAGTTAAATGCCCAAAACCTATATGCAGAAGCTCATGTTTAACCAATCCAATTCTATGTTCTTCAGATAAAGAATTAAAGAAATCAGGATTAACGCTTAACTGAACTCCAATACCATGCTTGCTTACGCCTGCTGTTGGTATATCTTTTCTAAATGTCTTATTAAGACTAATCAAAAAAAGCCCGTAAAAGGGCTCTTCAAGTATTAAAGTTTTACTTGCTTTTGCAAGTTGATCTGCTACAACCATTTTATATTTATTTTTGCATTATCTATAAAATTGTAAGTCATACTTTTTAAAATTGTATTTTCTGTTTCTTCTTTAAATACTTTTTCAAAAAATGATTTAACTTTTAAATCTGAATTATAATGTTCATTGATTAAATTATATAAGGTATTCCATGATAAATCAATAAACGTATGATTAGCACCCCAATTAGTTGTGCTTACTTTTTTTAAATTGGTAAAAGGATCTTTTTTAAATAAATCATCAAGATCACTTAAAATTTTTGCTTTTTTTTCTAAATTTAATGCTTTTAAAGCAAGTATTTTATAGATGATTCCTACATCTAAATTTTTAATATTTTCTATTGCTATATCAGTATCTTCTTGTACTGAAGAATTAAACATTAATTTTAATTGTTTATATTCTTTTATTGAAAGTGATTTTTCCATTTAATCTTCTATTTTTAAGGTTTTTGACATCCAATCCGGCTTGTTTTTATTATTCATATGAGTAAGCCATTCTTTAGCTGAAGGTATGTAATTATTACAATCTTCTTTAACATGTTGTTCTCCAACATATCTTGTGTATACTGTTTTACCATCTGAGTTAGTAAAACTTAAACCAAATTTTTTTTCTGATTCAAAAATTCCTTCTGAATGATGACGGAACATTCTGTGAATACTATGACCAACCCATGATTTAGTTTCATCAAACCATTCATGAATATGCAAATAATCTTCAACTTTTCCACCCCATTTTTTTACAGAACTTTTTGCATGTAAATTAGGATGAGCCATAATTAATCAAATAAACCACAATCTTCCCAATTGTGTTCTTCAGTAGTTCTTTGATGATATTCTAAAGTATATGTAGATTTTTCTGTATGTATATACAAAGTACCAAAACCACCTTCATTATTAACCCAATCTCCAACACTATCAATTTTTTGTAGTATTTTCCAAGCTAAATCTTGAATTTTAGTATTTGTTAAATCATCAACATCAGCTTCATAACCATTAATAGTAGTATAGTTAATTTCATCTATATCACCGCTATCACCAGAACCGGAAAATTCTACAACAATCTGCTCTATGTCTAAATCTTTTAATTTTAATATAGCTATTGCAGATTTTAATTCTAATTTGATTTCATCATCATTTTTAGTCTGTTTCATCTTTTAATTGATTTTCTTTTAATATTTCTATGTGCACTCCTGGATTGAGTTTATCATATTTATATTCCTTAAAAACAGGTAATATAAATTCAACATTATCATCTTCAATCCATGCGTAATCAACCATATCATCTTGCACTGTTTGTGCAGGGTTGATATAATCAAATTTGTGGCGGGTGCCTCTAATAAAAGTAAATGCAATTTTTACGGGAAGTTTATACTTCTGGAGTTCTTTTTGAAACTCAGGAGCATATTTCAGATAATACTGTTTAGTATCTTTTCTGTAGTTCATAACAGTTTTACTTGCTATAAAATACTTACCGGTCCATCTACGTCCATTTTTACTTGAGGGTACGTTGCCTGGTATAAACCATTTCATATGTTATTGTTTAATTGTTTGTAAAAGCAAAGGTTTTAATTCTGCATGAATTTTTCCAAAACCATGTTCTTTTACAGCATCAGATATATCCTTTGATATAGGTAATGCAACACCATTAATACCATATTTTTCTTGGTATACTTGGATTGCTTTTTTACCGGCATCATCATTGTCAAACAATGTGATAATCTTTTTGTATTTGGTTTTTAAATTATTAATAATGTAAGGTTTAATTATGCTATTCTCACTGCTAGGTGCTAATACTTCTAATTTATAATTAAAAGATCTTAAACACATTGCATCTTTAAGTGAAGAACATATAACCAGATAAGACTCTTTATAGTTTAATTGATCAAATCCTTGCAAATAATCTTGAGCATTATAAAACTTACGTTTAGTGCTAAAAGGTTGGTAAATTTTTATAAGCTCTTTGTCTTTATTAAAATAACCATATGTATTTGCTTTTTCAAATGATATTGTTTCAATACTATCTTCTTTTTCTCTGATCATTGTATAATATTCCAATGGTCTTACTTTATATTCCTGTAACAGGGAGGAACCTATATGGAATTGTAGCCAAAAATCAGCATCAGTTTGAATCCAGTCTCTGGTTCTAACATAATCAATTTTCCATTTTGCTTCAGGTTCCAATGTAATTTTTTCAAAGTCACCATTCATCATTGCTTTATTGTAATCACTTACAATTTTTTGCATAGCATCTCCAAAATTTACATTAAATAAATACATTACCAAATCTATTTTGCTACCACTTTTACCTGTAGAAAAATCTTTAAACTTATACTGCATAATTGATTTATCTACATATATGCAAAAACTAGGTGTTTTTTCTCCTGGATTAAATAATGATTTAATTTTTAGATCTTGACCTATAAGTTTTTGTTGTAAATTCAAATAATATTGGAAAACCCAATAACTTGGTATATCTTCTATTCTTGTTACTAAATTTTTTGTGCTTATCATAATGGAAAAAAAAGGGAAGAGCCTAAGCCCTTCCCCAATTATAAATTAATTACAGATCAAAATCATCTCCAGAAACTAATCCTGCAGCTGATACTGGTTCAAAAGAATTAACAGCTTGACTAGCTGCTTTTTTAAGAGCTATTACGTGCTCACTTCTATTGAATACTGTTAATTTACTGTTTTCCGCATTTACAGCTTCAAAAGGAACTGATTGTGCAGTAAATTTAGGTAAAAACAAATCTAAGTTTGTATAACCTTCTTTGTTTTCCCATTCACGTCCACCAACACAAAAGTTGTAGAACTGACCATCACACAATATAGTGCTTGCTTTTGATACAAAATCTTCAATTGTTGAAGCATTAATAGCATCAATTTGAGGACGTTTACCTTGAGCTTCAGCTAAAGTAATAAGAGCTTTCAAAATACTCTCATCTCTTTTTACAACTCTACCGCTTGGTAATGTTGCATTACTAAACGCATAACGTGAAAATTTAACTCTACCAACTTGACCTTGGTAACGTGGTCCACTTGGATTATTTGCATCTAACAAGAATCCTTCAAATTCACCAGATACTGGTTTAGACTCTACGTTTAATACTAAATCATATGCTGTTTGATCATATGGTGGTGCACTTACTGCAATAGAATTGATTTTTAACTCTTGGTTACCTGCATCAATAACTGGTTTCATTTTGCCTGATCCGGCTGACATTCCGCTTGTACTTAACATCTCTTTTTTGATTTTAAAATTTAACTTTGATTTACTTAATTTTCGTATGCTTGGATTGCATCTCTTACGTATTGAAGATCATTTGGAATAAACGCATCTTCAAACATTTCCATTGGTGACTTACAGGTATTTTCTCCATTGTTTTGGGTTTCAAAACCATAAAGTAATGTACCATCATCTTGTTTACGGACTTTACCAAATAAAACAATTGAAAATAAACCTTCTAGAGTAAGGGCATTATCAATCATTTTACCTACAGTCTTAGCTTTAACCTTACGGTTACCATTAACATCAGTTGAATCTTCTGAGTGAGTTAAGAAAAATACAGTTAAGTCTTCTCTTAAATCTTTAGGAAGTTTTGCAACTTGAGCCAAGTTGGCTGCAATTTGAGTAAATTTATCATAGCCTTTTTCATTAGCTTTATCAAAATACTCAAAACTTGACATATATTGCCAATCATCAATAACTAAATTTTTGATGTGTGGCATTTTTTCACTAACATGTACCATTGTTTTAAAAACACCCGGTCCACTTGAAACACTTACTAGATTACCGCTAGGATTGCTTTTATCTAAAGTTGTATATTTATTTTTCCATCCTTTAAAAGGCAATGGTTTGTTTGCAATATTAATTATTGCAGTTTCTGTAGGATCTAAATTCCTAATTGATGTTGATTTGCCTGAGCCAGACTCAGCAATTACTAAAACACTTTGGGCCATATTTATTATTTATTAAGGATACTATTTAATGTTAATTGAATTGATTTAAGTGTTTTGTTAATATCAACCAAAGCTTCTACTAATCCGGGTGTTTTATTTTCATCAGGATTTGGCAAATCATCTACAGATTCAAGTGTAAAAATAGCATTTTTTGCTTGAATTGTTGTAATATCTCTGATAACTTTAAGCTCTGATACAGGAATCATATGTCTTTGAAAACCACTATTAGATACAACTAATTCATACTCTTCTTTCCAATGAGGATTGTATTTATGCAAGTATAAAGTTCTTTTAGGATCTTCTGCATCATAATCTATACTTACAAATTCAAGATAAATATCTTTATTTCTTTCTAATTCACTTGGAAAATAAGTAACAAATAATTCATCTTTACCATTTGGTCTGTAAGCTGTTTTAGGAATAAAAGCTGCATATGTAAGATCATTTAAATCAAAATAATCTTGATGCAATTCCCTTAAGGCAGCAACCTTTTCTTTTCTTTCTTCTGGTGTCATTTTTTTAAATTTTAAATTATTATCTTCTATCCTCCGTTTCTGGTGTTTGCATTTCTTCAATTTCCATTTTTTCAAACATTGCTTTAAAGAAACTCATTCTTGTATCACCATTACGGGCTTTTAGAAAATGCAGAACTAATGTTCTATCATCTTCTATGATATATCTATCTGGGCCGTATAATCTAATTTTTTGCTTTGCCGGTCTGTTGATACCAATTAAAGTATCAGCATGCTGCAACATTGCATCTGAACCAAATATATCTGATTCTAAAATAAAGTTACCATACTTTCCTTGTTGTGCTCTTTCAGGATTATCAATGTTTCTGTTTAATTGTGATAAAGCAATAAACATAACAGGATACTCACGTTTTGTTTGAGTAAAAAACTCACCTAATTCAAATAACATATCTAAACTGTTATTTTGGTAAGGAGCTCTTTTAACAAGCATTGTATGGTCTAATGTTATAATAGTTTTTTTACCTTTGTTTTCATTCATATACATGTCTATTTGTTCACGCATTTGATTTACTGTCATTGGTGTGCTAACTATATCAACCGGGTATTTTACTCTTTCTTTAGCATACTGATGGCATTTATTAAGAACATCTTGTGTAAGCATACTACCTGCACTACATAGTTCTTTATAAGTTTTACCTGTAATTGATGAAAACTCACGCAATGCTGAGGTTCTACCAACCATTTCAAATTGAAATTCTAATACTCTAAAATCATCATTTGGATTTAAAGCAAATGATTCTCTTATGATCTGATCTTTAATAAGAGTTTTACCTGAACCAGGTCTTCCGCCTATTACAGTAAGTGTATTCCATTCTAAACCATCAGTAGTAGCATCATTAAACTTCGGCCAGGGTGTGTATATAGACTTTTCTAGACCTTTAGATCTATTAAGCATATATTTAAGAGCATCGTTAAATGCTGCATATTGACCAATCCATGATTCTATTGGTTTACTCATTTTCTATAATATTTATTACTTCATTCAGATTATCAATAGTAGCTTCCCAAAAGTTAGTATCTAAATTCCATGTTCTATCTCTAAGCATTTGTAAATCTTCTAAGACTAAATTTAATTTTTGTAATGCGGTGTCAATTTGTTTTGGTGTCATTATACTACTTTTTCTTTAAATGTGTGTATTTCTGTTTGTACTCCGTCTTTTATCATATCACAGTAATCAGATAAAGTAGATGTTTTAACTTTATGCTTATCCTGTTTTGCAATAAAATACTGACTGGTTTGCATATACAAATAATCAGTTGCTCTATATTCATTAACATACATTTTTGTGGCTTTCATAATTTCTTCCCACGTATAATCATATGTTTCAAAAAACCATCTAAATGATTCACCAAGAGCTTTAACGTTTTGTCTAGCCGGTTTACCTGATGGTAATTTACCCATAGGAAAGACATTTCTAAATGCTTCAATATGATCATTAAACTCTTTACCCATTAGCTGGATATTAGTTTTCTTTTTAGCTTTAACAAAAAAAGTGTTAAGCTTTGCAATAAAGGCATTACCTTTTAGCGTTACAGTATATGATTTGTTTTCATTTTGTTCAACAAACCCTTGTTTAATTAAACCATTGACTTCTTCTAATGAATTAATAAGTTTGACCTGGGTCTTTTCTTTTAATCCATATAATAAAAGCAGTTGGTTTGGTGTAATTTTTTCTTCTATTATTAATTGAAGTAATTCCCACATATTGTTATAACTTATTGATTATTAAGTGTTTTACTTTAAAGTGAAGTCTACAAATATACGTATTTTTTACCAAAATATTTCAGTTTTACCTTGATTTTTTAGTAAGTTATTGACTTGATTAAATACATTTTTAGCATCCCATTTACCTTTATAAGATGCTATATTTGGATGCTCCACTTTAATTATTGTTTGATTTTTTAATAGATTTTCCCATACTTCAGTTTTTTTACCAAACATTACAACTATAAGATTTGACTTTTTACTATTAATAGCAGATAGTATGTAATTAATAAATGGTTTCCAAAGTAATTCATGAGATCCTAATTTATTTAATTCAGTTGTAACAGATGCATTAAGTAATAACACACCTTGTTCAGCCCATCTTGTTAAATCAGGATCTCTTGAGTAATTGTCTAAATATGTTTCTATGTAATCAAACATGTATTTTATTGTTTTTTGCTCTGTTTTATTTATGCTTGAGCTAAAAGCCATACCATCAGCAATATTAATCCAAGGATAAGGATCCGGGTTTAAAAATATTACATTCATATCATCAAATTTGCATTTGATAAAAGAATTAAACCAATCACCCATTTTAGGAGTAAACCTCTGATCATTTTGCACATCTTCAACAAGCTTATTTAAAATAAATTGAAACTCTATTGAATCTATAAACAAATCAAGCATGTCTTCCCATCCTGAATCTTCTAGCTTTTGTTTTACATCACTGCATTTTTTTATTATATCCATTGTTTTTTCTTTGATATATTCTATATTTGTAAAAAATTATTCTTATGGAAAATTATTTAGAAGCAACAGTTACTTATGATCTAACCAAAAATATAAAAGATCTTGAAATCAATACAGGATTTATTCTTGGTTTAGATGCAATTTTAATGTACTATTTTGCAAACGTTGTAGAAGATCCATCTACACTAGCAACTACATTCAAAAAATTTGAAGTAATATTAAGTGGGGAAAAAGATTCAACTAAAATACCTACGTTAACTGAAATTGAAAGACAAATTTATACATTATTTGCTATTCAACAGTTGTTAAAAGCTAAAGCAAAAGAACAAAATTTAGAAGTAGCTTTAGAATCTAAAGTTACTAAAGATGATGTAACTGAATATTTAAAATTAATTATGAATGATGATAGTGAAAATGCGCAAGCTAAACTTGAAAAAATTCAAGCATTGATTACGCCAAAGTCATCTTAAATTCATTCCTAAAAAATCACCCATTTCAATACAAGCTTGAATGGTTAGATTTAATTCATCTTTATCACATTTAGCAAAAGATTTGCAGTACTCTTTATCATCTTGTATGTAACAGAGTCCTGCTTTTTTTTTGACGTGCAATTTCATTTCATCAAATGTATAGCCAATGTCATTTGCTAACTCTCTACACATAGCATGTATTCTTGCAAGTTGAGCATTTGAACCTTTTCCGTCAGAAACACTAATAAATATTTCTACGTTGGCATTTTCAGGGGTATTAGCCAAGAAGTTTTGCAATCTTTGTTTGTCTGCTGCTAAAGGATAATCAATTTTACCATTCTTAATCACAGCATTTAATGATATATTATTTTTCATATTTTACAATATTAAAACTGATCTATAGTGCAGTTATTCAAATCTTAATGCACCGTCTACTTCAATAAAATTCTGACCACAAACATCACAGTTTATCTCATTGTTTGGATTCCTATATAAGGAAATATTGTAACAATTAGGACACTGCATTTCTTGGTGTATCCATTGATTTGCTTCTAATTCTTGGTAGTCATCATCTCTTTGTTCTTGTACAAGAGACATAAATACGTCTTTCATTTTTCCCATAAATTATATATTAATTAAACGTGAGTATTCTATAGGTGTATAATCATCTGATATAAAAAATGTACTCATATTATTCAGGATTAGATTCAATTACTAAATAAGTTGGACCAT